CACCCAGTTCCAAACCACGGTCATTTGATAGGTCGTGCCCGCTATCGCAATGCCGAACGTCTGCGGCTGGGGCGATAGCGGAACCTCGTAGGGCGTGCTCATGGCGCTGCGTTCACGTTATAGGTAGGCGATGGCAGTAGGGATTGCGTCCCCATGTTGACCGTTGATCCATTCTGTGCCGGGTTGGACATTACTGACGAATTCGGCACCGTGACGGTCTGCGTCTGCGCCATCAGGATCTGGCGGCAGGTCATACGCAGAATCAGACTGTTTTCCGTCTTCGCATCCGTCGTCGTCGCCAGCGACTTGATCAGCATGTTCTTGTAGACACGCTTGCCGGTGTAGATGTCAAAAATGCGCCGGTTGTTGTATAGCGTCAGGATGTTGTTGTACACCGTGACGCTCGTAGGCGATCCCGAACTTAGGGCGGTCACGATACCGCCGACCAGTTCAGCCGCTCCGATAACCTTTTGCAGCAACGGGCTTGTGTTTGCTGCTGCGCCCAGAAGCTGATTCAGCGGACCTGAATTGTTGGGGCTATCCGACCAGGCTGCCGTAATAATCACTTCCGACGGTCGCGCATACGCATGGTCGGAAATCGTGGAGCCCTGTTCAACAGGATGCTCTGTGATCTCCATTTCATCCGAATGCACTTCCTCAATCGTTACCTGCTTGATAATCGTGGTTACAAGGCTGCTGTTGTCGGAGGTGTACAAACCTCGCTTGGGTTTGATGGCGAGCGACTGGATGCCGATCTGCGCCACCGACGCGACGGTACCCAGAATTCTCATTGCACTGCCCCAGAGAAGTTGCGCACCAGATCGCCGTACAGACGGTATTGCTCGCCAGCCACGGCGCGCGCAGTTCCTTGCGGATCTGACGTGCCAGCGATGTGGAAGGTGTTGGTCTGCGTCACTGCCACCGACCGATTGCTGTTTGTGCCATTGACGCCGAGCCGCGCACCGCCCATGCCATTCGTTACGCGGTTGACGTAATCGAAGGTCTCTTGCGGCAGGTGTTGCGCCCAGTTCCCACCAAAACGGGAGATATCCTTGTCCAGATTGCCTTCGCCCCAGTTGTAGCCAGCGATAGCCTTTACAGCATCACCAGCATAGTGGCGCAGAAGGTCTGCGAACTTTTGCGCTGCCGCTTTGGCTGACTGAACAAGGTCATTCGGATCGTCAAGCCCATACTCCTTGGCCGTATCGGGCATAAAGCCGAAATGGCCCATCGCACCTTTGGGCGAGAGCATGTTCTTTCCGCGCGACGACTCTGCACTCCAGTCGCTATCGAGCAATCCTTTAGGCAGATTAAACCTGTCTTCGAGCGAAGCGAAAAGGCTCTGAGGATCGCTTTTCGACGGCGCATTCTCGGCGGGCAATTCAATGATCGTGCCAAACGGCTGATTGCCATCGTCACCGGGTGAGCCGCGTGGCGGCGTCAGTTTCGCGCCGCCGCCATCCTTGACGCTATCCAGTTCCGCCTGGGTATAGCCGCCAGTCGCATCCAGCTTGCTCCGATCAGTGCCGGTCAGGATGTCACTCAGCGAGCGATACTTGCCGTGTGACATCTTCGTGACGAGGCTGTCGACTTCATCGCGGATCGTATCGCCGATCTTCCAGCCACCTAGGCCGGCAGCGGCGGCGGCGAGACCCGAGATTGCTACGGTCAACCCGCCGACCCCACCGATGATACCCAGTAGCTTGATTGCAGCCAGCCCGAGCAGAATATCTTTCACGCCCCCCAATGCGGTCACGACATGATCGATATCACCTCCGACCTTCTTCCAGTCTACGGACTGAATCCATGTGGCGAGATGTGATACAGCATCGGCGATTGCCTGCGCAACGTCACCGGCATGGTTCTGCGCCCAGCGTTCGAACTGGTTGATGAGCGGCGTCATCACCGGGACCAACTTAGACTCGATTTTTATCCACAACAAATCAAAGTCTGCGGTAATTGACCGGATGGAGTTGTTGAAATCGACTCCAGCCGCCGCAGCTTGTCCCGGAGTTATGCCCCATGCCCTCAGTCTTTCCGCGTACTTCTTCTGCTCCTCTTCGAGCTTGGGAAGCCCGTTTTCGAGCATCAGCAGCGTGTCCGGATCGATCCCGAACAGACCCGCATAGGCGGCAGCCACGTACGGCTGCATGCCCTTCATCTTCTCGATGAAACTGTCGAATTTCTCGGTCGGATCGTTGCCCGTCACGCCGAGCGACGCAAGCAGGCTATCCGAGCCAGGATTCAGGCGCAGGGTGCGCGCGAAACCTTCAAGCGACGATTGCGCCTGATCTGCGGTCAATCCGATCTGACCGGCCGCATACCGCAGCGCCATCAGGTTGCCGACCGTCGCACCTGTGCGTTGCGAAGCGTAGTAAAGATTCTCCATCTGACTGGAGATGATCTTTACACCCGCCACGATGCCAGCAGCGGTCGCGGCTACAGCCAACCCAGCCTGCATCACACCCTTGGTGACGCTCTCGACTGCGAGGTTGAATTTCTTGAAGCTCGATTCTTCGACAGAAAATCCAAGCGATACGAGGAACTCTCTGAGCACTCCATCGTCACCCATTTTCAAGTTCCCCTGCTTTTCTTAGTTGCCAACTGCGGCGCAATGCCTCGGACCGTTTCGCTCTCGTTTCCGGACTTTGCGTACGCCCCTTTTGTGCTGCAGAAATGGCCGCCCTCTGTTCGGGCGATATAACCTTGCCTAGCGCGTTTTCGCGCATGAGCGCCTTCGATTCTTCCGAATGCTTCATCCCGGTCCTAGTTCCTGCCGGCCGATCTTCGGGTGGAATGGCCGCCCACCTGCGGAGTTGCGCTTCAGCCATTCGCGCCTTTGTTTCAAGGCTGACCTTTCTGGCTTTGTTGCATGCTGAGATGTGCGCTCGCTGCTCCGCTGAAATGACGCGCCCAAGCGCCTTTTCTCGCATGAGGGACTTCGTCTCCTCGCTATGCGATTTCCCGCGCATGCCTCGCTTTGCGCGATCCTCCGGAGCCATTTGAGCCCATGACGATTTCAGCGATGCGATGCGTTTTGCAGTTACTTCTGGAGTCGGAGGAGGGGCGCACTGGCGTCCCTTCAGGATTGCGCTTAGCCTAGCTCTACGCTCCTCGCTATGCTTCTTCCCTAACTGGGCGGCGCCGGTATTTTTCCGATGTCGCTCTTTTGCTTCTGGCGAAAGGTCTGGAGCGCCATCCCCTCCGGCCGTCAGATTGGTCAATGGGCCGCCGTCGCGAGTCCGACCAATTTCATCAATGGTCTTGACTTCGAGAGCAAGCGCTTCACGATTAGTCAGCCCCTTGGCTATCTTTTTCTTGGGGACAACGATTCCAGCATCTTTCATCCCAGCAATGATGTTGTCTTTATGGGATCGCCCGCGCCTCACATTAAGCTCGTGGGCCAACCATCTATCGCCTTTGCCTTTCCCGACATAGAAAGGCGTCACTCCATCCTCGCGGTACAGAATGTAAACGTAATAATCCCGGGGTAGTACAATGGCGTCAGCCATGCCGCTCACCTCGTAACAGGTAGGGGTTTGGTTAGAGCCGTCAGGGTGTTGGAAGCACCTTGGCGGCTCGCTTATTTTACCCCAATCATTTAGCACTCGCTATTGATTCCGACTCCGCTCTGCGGCCTGAAGTCTGGCTTGGTTAGTGTATTTGACGTCCAGCACTTCATTCATGGTGGCGATATCTTCGATCCCGAGCGTCCCGTCAATCACCGACTCGTATTTGCACAGCCCTTCTGCCACCGGTCGCCACAGCCAGTCCTCGCCATCCGGCATCGAAACCAGTTCTATACCGGGAGCCGAATCATCTACTGCGATCCGGCTGCGGCTGCGGGAAAAAAACCGCGCAGGTTCTCGGTCAGCACAGCGCGAGTCAGATTGAGAAGCTGGGGAAGTTCGATGTCATTGAACAGCAATGCGCCGTTGGGAGCACGCACCTTGGCCCAATCATTACCTTGGGCACGCTGAACAACGCTCAGGCAGTGGTCCAGAACGTAGTCTGAATCCTCGTCGCTCATCTTCGAAAGATGGTCGAGGATCGGACCCATCGCGCCAGCCATGCCGCCACCATTCACGCCAGATGCGAGAAATCCCATGATCGCGGGACCAAGCCGACGCACCACATGAAACTGTTCGCGCGCGGGCATCTTGCCAATCCGGTATGTCTGGCCATTCACTTCAACGGTATCGAGCATCGTTAAATCCCCGTTGCCAGTGCAGCATCCATCAGCACCGCATCGAAGTTCCATTCCAGGATGTTTCCGTCCATCGCATACGTGTTGTTCGGGAACTTGGAGAACGCAACCTGCTGGCAGGAGTACTGCTCGCCGCGGACAATATCCGAACCCGCCATCACGTTTTGCCCCCAGTTGGCCGAACTCGTGCTCTGGAATGCATACATCGCACTCAGCAGTCCATTAGTCGGGGAGGTCTTCAGCAGCCGCACGGTGATCTTCCCTGCGGTGCTGGCATTCAGGCTTTGCATGCCGCTGCCGTCTGCGCCGATCGTCATCGTATTCTTGTTCTCAACGAACTCGAACGTTGCGCCTTCCTTGGCCGCACCGGAACCGTCGCCGAGGGTGATTGCACCGCCCGGACCCGTAAGAGTCAGGGCGAAATTCGTAAATGACCAGGTAGCCATGGTTTATCTCGCTCAATTATTTACGGAAACGGCAAAGTCAATCGTGTGTACGGCGCCGGCCAGCTTGACTGCAATCTGGAACGGAACAGACTTACGTGCCGCGCGATCGGCCTGGCTTTGCGATGCGACAGGCGGCTGGTAGACGTAGTAGCCCTTGGGCAGGAAGTCGCCCTGGTTCAACGTACCGAAACCGCCGCTGTTCCACGTGCCAGGCGCAAACAGACCGTTCTTCACGTATTGCTGGCACACTCCCTCAATGCCGGTAGCCAGGATATGCATGCCTGGATCGGTCTGCGGGATCTTCGTGGTGCTCGTGTAGAGCAGGTTGAAGAGGGCCGTCTGTACGTCGATACAGAACGCATCCATGCCAACGATGGTGTCGATGAACTCACCCGAAGCCACGACTGCCGGCTCGATGATCGTCGTACCGTTGTTGTAGGCGACATAGACATTGCAGTTCTTTGCCTCCAGCGCGCCGATCTGCGTAGCACTGATCGTTTCCGCCTGCACACCTGGTTCCTGCTTGTACATCAGCGTGATCACGGTGTTGTTACCCGTGTAGTCCACCGTCAACTGCCGGCCAAGCAGCGAGTTTGCCGCATAGGCGCTGCTGCTCGAATACTGCGAAACAGTCTTGTTGTAGCCGAGCGCCTGCAATTGCGATGCGATGTCGGTCGTGCTCTGCGTCGTCAGAACACCAGCCTCTTGCGTCGTCACGCCGTAGAAGTGCTTATTTGTCGTAGCCTCGATGAATGCGGCCAGTGCGAGGTGATCAGAATCAGCGGCGCCGCATACCGTCAGGCCGTACCACTGCTGGCCGAACTGGTTATCGAACAGCGTTGCGGCAGCGACGGCCGATTCCGCAGCAGCGCCTTGGGCGACGTAGGCGCCAGACGATGCTACGGTCATGCCGAGCATCGAAGAGATGTCCGTGCCAGCACCGCCACTCAGCGTCGAGGCAGAAGGCGTACCTACCGAGGCGGCCAGCGTGAATGTGTTGCCGGCCGTGCCCGCCGTCTTGTAGACGATCTGGAGCGCTGTACCAGCCTGGTTGACCGAGTAGACTGCCTTCGACAGATTCGTGTCAGCAGACTGGTTCAGGAACGTTACCGCGTTGGCAAGCGTGGCTGCGAGCGTCGCGCCAAGCAGGATCTGATTGCCAGTCGTCAGTGAGGAAACGTAGGTGACAACGGTGCCACCAATCGTCACCGTCGCTGCTGCGCTCGGGTTGACCGAGTAGGTCACCGAGCCGAAGGCGGTCGGAGCACTTGCGAAACTCAGCGTCGACGTTGCGCCAGTGGTGCCGTCCGTGATCTGGAACTGGGCAAAGCTCGAATTCCACACGCACGTCGATCCGGCGACAGCCGCGGCAAGTGCCGTCTGGATCAGCGCCGCAATACCGTTCAGGTTCGTCGACGTGCCGAAACTGGCCGGCGAGATCGTGTACGGTGAGCCGTTGATCGTGATCGAAAAGGCCGGCGCCGTGATGGCGGTCCATGCCGACATCAGCTGTTGCGCGACCGACAGCGACGCGCCAAACAGTTGCGCAGAAGTAGCGGTTTGTGCCCAGCGGCCGATCAGCAGGTTAGCCGGTTGCGGAGTCTGGCCAAACCAGTCGACCGCGGCCAGGTACTCGGGCGCGGTCGTGCCGAAGTCTGCCGACACACCATCAATTCCGGTGTACGAGCGCATCCGGCTCGACACGTCGATCACCGGCGACGAGCCGAGAATCAGTTCGGTATTCAGGTTCTGCGCCTGGGCCGCATTGGGCGACAGGTTCACCGTCCCGTTAATCAGGCGGGAGATGGGAAGTTGACTCGTCGCCATTTAGGCTCCTGGAAATGAAAAAGCCCGCACTTGGCGGGCTCAGAATGTGTTACGTGAGTGATTACTGCGAGACGGTGATAGGCTGGGTTCGCGGGTCTGAATCAACCGTTGCGTCTGCTGAAAGGATATTCAGCACGTTGTACGTGCGGATAATCTCGCGCCGGATCCTGATTTCGAAATCAAAGCGCCGGATCCATTGCTGGTTGACCAGTTCGGGGGCAGGGCGTTTGGGGCCAACGCTTACGAGACCCATCGAATACGTACCGAGCATCGCATTGTTCTGCGACACAAAAATGCCGTCGCGTGCCTGCGCGGCGTTCGCGCTTGCGTTCGGGCCGTAGAAGCTCGCCAGGACGGTCAGGATTTCGTTGCGCTGTAACGTGTCCGAGCCTTCTCCGTCGCCGTCGTGAATCATGGCCGGATTGGCATCGGCTTCGCTATTCATGACGCCGATTGCACACCAGTTCGTGGACGGCTCAGGCTGCTTTGGAACCGTGGCTTGCCACCTCGGGCGAACCATGTTTCCCGGTAGGCCAGTCAGTCCAACGATCATCTGCTGGAATACCGCGTCGAGCGCGGCATCTTCCAACGGGGGAGATTGAGCAGTCGGGACCAGCCATCCGGCTTGCGTTGAATCATTGGCCATTCGATCCACCCGAGAGCGGGATAAGTTCGCAATTTGAGGCGGTAAAGCCGATGCCGAACCTGGACCAGTCGCCCACGTTCGTCACCGTGTACTGCCGCCCATTCCAGGTGACGATATCGGCATCAATTCCGTCCGCGCCCGCAATCAGGTTGAACTGGCTGTGCACGGTGATCGATCCGGTGATACGCGAACCTTCGGCTAACCGCATCAACAGGTCTCCGGTGTTGTTCGTCACCACGCCATAGAACGGAATGCAGTTCGGCGTGTCGGTCGCGATGCCGTTGTCATCGACGGTCTGCGTGTTGCGAGCACAGACGAGGCTATCCACGAAATCCGGATCAAGCAGGATTTCGCTTACGTCGAGCAGCGGCATGGTCAGGTTCCGGCGCTGATACGCAGGGAAACGGGATCGCCAGTCGTGATAGCAGCCAGATAGGTGTTCGTACTAAGCACTAGCGGCAGGCTCGTTCCCGGCAGGATCGGCATCCCCGTCGCGACCGTAGCAACTGCAGTGTTCGACGTGCCCAGCACAACAAACACCGGGATCAGGCCCAGATTCGTCAGCAGCACCTGGGTAGGTGTACCAGTGAGCGGAATGGCGACGTTTGACGACGTGCCGTTCGCGACAAGCGCGGCCTGGCCTGTCGGCGTAAATGCAGCGAGCGACATATCGGATCCAGAAATGAAAAAGCCCCGACGAATCGAGGCTCCGTATGGTTGTGAGGCTGGTTACTTCTTTTCGCGCACCAGGCTAGTGACTGCGTTTCGCAGACCGCCGGTATTCACGAGAGCGATGATGCCAGCTGCTTCCTGCGCTTGCGCTGGATCCGTGCCGCCCTCTACCGCCTTCAGATAATCCTTCTCGCTCTTGCGCATGCTCTGCGTCTGCCGGCTTCGATTACGATTGCGGATCGTTTCCGGCGAGAGCGGAGGAGGGATGTTGCTGCCGATCCTCTGCTTGACTGAGGTTTCCGCAATCAGGCCGGCCGTCGTCAGCGCGCGCATGGTGCCGGAATCGTTGCCATCCAGCGCTGCTGTTGCACCCTGCTTCAGCCGCTCGGCGCACTCATCCTGTACATCCTGAACGCCAGGTACCAGAAACGGTCTGGCGGGCACGTTATGGGCCGGCGAACCGGTTTCCATCACATACCCGATCTGCGCATTCGTCATCGGCGTGTCTTCGCGTTCGGGCGCGCTGTCAGGGATTCCGACAAGCACATCCTTTTTGGCGAGCGCACTGATTGACCGGATGAGCGCTGCCATCTTGTCCGATGTCATCGTCGCGCCAGATTTCATGCGAACCTCAGTTGATCTGCATGCCCCC